TGCTTTCTAAGGTTATAAATAAATCTGTAGATGCTTTAGATCTCCAAATCACCGCGTTAGCCGTATTATCTGTAAGAATCCATCCTTGCGGCATACGCTGCAGAAGATGATTGATGGCTTTTGGAGTGCTGGCAGTAAGACTTATGTTTTCGATCGCATTTCCCTGTAAAAAAGGGATTGCGATAATAGGATTAAGGATAGAAGACCATTTAGTCTGAGCCAAATCCCAAGGAAGTTTTGTGCTAAGCTGAGCCATAATACTTACCAACCAGCGTTTCCACCGCCACCGGAAGCAAAGCCATTGCCACCATATAATGGGTCTTGGCGAGTATTTGAGATTGTATCGGCCTGACCCGCATCTCTATTTTGTGCAGCACTTTCGATGCGGTCTTTTAAGAATGCTATCTCTGCATCAAGTTTAGCCGTATCGGACTCTTCTTTATCGAGAGCGTATTTTGCTGCTCTGACAATAGGATAGCGTAGCCATCCGGAGTAGCCAATCGTGGTTAAATCTGTGTCCTGAAGCAAAGCAGGAAGGCGTGGAGAATACCACATCCGTATCTGCTGATTACCCGCAGGAGTGGGGATGATGTTGACGAAATTGCCCATAAGGCGATAGCGCATATTATATACGCCATAAATCGTTGAAGTGCTATTTGGATAGACATACTTATTGCGTTCTATGAAATCAAATTTAAGTAAAGTCACCCAAGCATTGTTGCTGGTATTGATGCCTAAATCCATTCCCGCAAGCTTATAAAAAGCAGGAGCAGGAGTTCCGGAAACGGCGTTTGGATAAATGCCACCAATATAGTTAGTCGCGCCATCCGGAAGAGGATAGTTGATCGTCGTACCATTGGTATTGATGAAAGCAATTTGTGAAGCAAAAAGATCCTCATAACTGTCTATGAGAAGATCGTAGAGTTCATACATTGCAAGACGAAGGAAAGCATTCCATTCGCTTGTTGTTACAAAATTGCTATTTACCCTATCCGCAGTCTGTTGCGATCGTAAGCGCAATTCAAAAAGTGACATCTCACTTGGAGGAGCTGCCACCATTTGGACTATGGATGAATATGGCGAGGTGCCTGAACTATTGGTACCTGCGACCTGGTAATAATACATAATACCGACGCCCGGAAAGGGATCGATATATTGTGTCACTACACCCACAGTCGCAAGATTAGTGAAATTCACCCCATCCGTAGAACGCTGAATCTGATATCCTGTCGCACCTAAAGAGTCTGTCCAGGTGAGTAGAATATTTCCATCAGCCTGTTCCACAGAAAGGTTCTGAGGCTGGTAAGGAACAGCCATTTCTGTCCCCTATCATTAGAGCCCATCGATGGTTACTGATGATCCATCGTACTCAAATTGCATTCCGATAATTGTCCCATCCGCTGGCGCTGTAGGAACAATAGTTGTGGTGCTAGAGTTGGTGGCTGCCCCGAATTGAACCATAATCAGAGCCCCACCATTTTGAGCAATATTGGAGTTAGCAATGGTCTGGTTAGGATCGCCAACTACGGTAATCTGAGAAATAGCAGGCACGCCTGGAATACCTACCGTGCCGCTACCCCCGATAGATCCAGTTGTTATAGCAATGAAAGCTTGTCCAACCGTTGGTGTTAGCCCCTGTTGCAGGCCGGCAGCTTGCCATTGCGCAAGTGTCGTGGTTCCCAGAGACGTTATGACATAGGCGTTATGTTGTGTAACACTTGTGGTGCTCGTGCTCGTTAAAACGTTGGTCTGCCAATGGAGAAGACCCATGAATTTATTAAAATTGTTCTTAAATTTGATTAAAGCGTAACCAGCTTGCGGATTTGGATTGGTATATCCATTAACTGAGCCGGGAGTCTGACTCGTATTCATGAATACATATTCAACGTAACCATTGCTTTTAACAGATGTGACACCTAGTCCACCGGTATCGGCATGGTTAACCGTGAAATTGACCCAAATTTCTTGGGGCTTTGTGATATTTTTATATGTGGATTTTCCATTAAGACCAAAACCGCGAGGTACTGACATAAGGCTGTCCCCTTAAAATGAGCCGAAATTTCTCTGCGGGTAGCTCGGCACCACTTGCCCGCCAGTATGACAGATTCATTTTCTGCCTTCAAAAATGATGAAAATGGGTAGTTTTGCTATTTTTTGAGCAATAAAAACCCCCGGAAACTCAAAAGAATCTCCGGGGGCCTTTACACCAACTTAAGAACTAAAATATGCATCAATTACGCTGAGAGCGCAATTTGCATATTATAGCCAGGCGCTGAGCAAATAAGGTTGCCATAGTAAGCAATTCTGATCTCTAAAGCATCAGCATTACCCACCCTGAGACCCTCAAGGCCTTCCATGCCATAAGTCAGTATGTGTGGTGCTTTTCCAAGCGTTCTTAGTTTCCATGTATCAGTCGTTAATGCCCATGCTGTTTGAGCCTGGCAAGAACGGTCAGCAAGGACAGGAATCTTGCCATATGCTGAATGGAAATGGATCGCTTCGAAAGCTACTTCAACTTCATCATGCTCGAGCTGAACGTATTGAACTTTAGCGCCAAGTTCATTGATCAGCGTTGAGTAAGAAACGAAATCAAGAATGATCAAATCAAAGCTTGCACCCTCTCGGTTTCCGTATGCCAGAGCATTCGTAATACCTTCAGAGATGCTTTGAGATGATGCATTATAGCGAAGGCCGCCCAAACGGGTAGGATCTGCACTACGGTTTACACCCCAGAAGTTATCGTTGCTTGGAGGATCTACTGCTGGAACCCATGCAGCAAGACCAGACATACCAAGCATACCGGCGATCGTAGAAGATCCACCGATACCGATATCGCCAAGAACCTGTAGGAAATCAGAAGCACCCCAAGAGGACTGCGGAGCACCTTGAACTACGGTTCCTGAAATAACACCCGTTCCACGGTTGACCGATGTGATTTGAATCGCATCGACAGTACCAGGAGTGTTTTGAAGGGCTGAGCCACCGTCAGTAGCACTCGCCTGAAGCGTCATACCAACTTCAAACTGTACAACTGTTTGTGGGTTAGACAGAGTGAAGGTTAAAGTAGGAGCGCTGTAACTTACGCCGGCAGAGCTAATTTGACCTCTTGATGCAGTACCACCGGCAAACAATTCAAACGCCATGTTGTTTGAAATGTTTCTAAAGCCGTTATCCAGAGTACGGGATGCTTCATCAACGAATGCACCTGCATTGCTCTTGGTTTGCTCCATGAGAAGATTGGTTATAGTGCAGAGCTGATAATCTTGGATCGCATATACAAAATAACTAACAACGTCAGAAGCAGTTTGCTGATTCTGCGCGTTAGCAAATGTATGTGAGCGACCTTGTGGATTGCCGTATTCCAAAGGAACTGGAATATATTTACCCGCAAAACCATCTGGACTTTCGTTCTTAGGAACCAAAGCTAACCAAGGGTTCTTCGAATAGACCACATTCTTCATGTAGTCTTTATCATCCGTATATAATTCTTTAAGTGCCGCTAGCTGGTTACTGCTATTGGCATAAATAGGAGCTATTGCCATATATTTTTAATCCATTTTAACGTTTAAGTTGTCCGTAAAATGCCGCAAGAGCACGTGCCCTTGGAGACATTGGTACGGAAGCCGTATCCCTATTCGTTAAAGTCCTCATCCCAGATGTTCGTGACTGCGATTGCATCTGTGGAGGCTGCGGAGCTTGAATAGGTTGGTAAACGCTCTGCATTTTCTTTAGCTTTGCAACTTCTTGGGCATCCTTAAAAAGCTCATCTTCGACAAGCTTTAGAGCCTCGGGAACATCTAAAACCTCTCCGGTTTGCCTATAAGTTCGCTCAATCAGTTGCATCACTAAAGGGACATTACGTGTGGCCTTTACCAGCTCATAATCAGAGCTATTTTCCACAAGCTTTTGAGCATCCATTCTCATCTGCATGAGAACTTGCTTTTCAGCCTGGGCCTCATTGTCAGTAAACCTTTTATCGATGCCTTGCTTCAGAGCAGCGAGCTCTGCTTTAAGGGCATTAACTTCAGGGTTTTCCTGACTTGAGAGAATAGCTTGGGTGAGCTGCTCATAGGTCACACCATTATCCAGCAGTACTCGCAATGGCTCTGATTTCAATTGGGCTACATCGATCATCGGTGTCTGACTCTGCGATGATCGCGCCTTCTCTCTATTCAGAAGCTCCCGTTCTCTCTGAAGGGCTCTACGTTGTTTTGCAAGTAGAGCAAGCTGAGGACTAAGCGGCTGCCGTGTAACTGCACTATCAGCCGGTTTCTGGATGGGTTCTTCATTAGCCTGTTGAGGTACATAATCAGGCATAGGATTAGCATTGGTATTCATTTTAAGGCCAGCCCCACTTGGGATCAAATTCCCTTGTGGGTTTAGATTTGGCATTCCGGAAGCTGGCATTGGGCTAATCTTCATTCAAACAACTTTCTATCTATGCCGCCATTGGCGCATTAGTATTGGGTATTAACGGTGAAACAGGTGTCGGCATCGGATTCGCTGTCGGAGTAGGCGCCGGCGCCGGTTGCAGTGCCATTTGCGCACTCTGTTGCAAAGTTTGAATCTGATTGAAGAATGTTCTTAATAAATCCGCCTTAGATTCTTCAAGATTTAGACTCATATAAAGATTGTAATACTGAATAACCAATGTCTGAGCCAATTGGAGATCCATAAATGGATCTGGCGGTGTGTATTTGCCGTCTTCAACAATTGCATCGAGAATCTTAAAGATGCGCTCTTCACTAGCATTATCGAGCTGTTCATTTTGCTCAAGATCAGGAAAGCGCATGAGACGCCTTCCTTCTTTAATGGAAAGCATTCCTGCCTGCACCTGCTCGGTGATGGTTGCAATGCGTCCTGAAGGAGACCTGGGCAGAGAAGATTCTGTGAAGCATTGGATCACGAATGGATCTTTGATGAGGGACATCTTTGGAAGATCGATCTCTTTGGTTCCATCTTTATTAGGATAAACAGTCTGATAGCTGCCAGTTTCTTCTGCTATCTCCATAGCAGTCTCGGTAATCAAATATGCTAAGTCTATATAGGCCTGTTCATACTTTTTCAAAAATAGAGACAGTCTCGTATCATTGACATCTTCGTAGGTACGTATCGCCTCTCCGCTATCTAGACCAGCTGGTTTTTGCGATGTAGCAGACATCTGTGATACACCGCACTGTTGAAAGCCATATTGGATAAGGCGATCACGCTCCGCATAGAGTTCAGGCGCGTTACATGGGGCTATCTCATAACTAGGTTTGGTGCCATGATACGTAACAATGACACCGATTTCATTGTTGTTATGGGCTTTTGCTACCTTAGACCCTTGCTCAATAAATACACGTGGTACACCTACAAGGTTGATAGCGCGTGAAATGGTGTACATGATCCGATTGATAGACAGCTGTGTACCAAAAAGCTGGGTACCGAGTCCTTGCCCCCAAAATCCAAGGAATGGCTCTGAGTATTTAACAAAGACAAATGGAAATTTATCTTTATGCCACTCAGGCTCATCAAATAGCACCCCCCCAACCGTCGCAATAGTATGTCGCCCGGGAATATATCCTTTGGCTTTAGGGTCTGGCCCAGAAGCCAATCTCCATCCTTCTATCACCATGATTTGATCTGCTGTTGTGCGTCCAGAATCGGGGCAATTATCAGGATAACTGGTCGGGGACATCATGATAATTGCTTGTGCTTTTGGATCTGGATTGCATGCGAGAAGTTTACTTCTATCCACGAGTTTGAGTTGGATCAACTGCTGCGGTGTACCATTAAGACTATCGTTATCGTCGCAATAGAGATCTGTAGCCATGACTCTATCCACACCGACTTTGTTATCCTCGGTGCGATATACTTTTAAGATCCCTGTTCCGGTCGTCACTGCATCGCGCAGCATGCGCTGGCCTTTTTCATAGGCTTTGGTCTGGTAGAACTCACCTAATATAAACTGGTTAAGCTCTTGCGCCAGATGGCGTTCTTTATAATCGGCGCCATCTGTTAAGAACTTGGGTTGCGGCTGATCTTGTGTTGCACGTGAAACAAGTGTGTCCGTGCATGCCTGGATTAGATTAAAAGTTGGCCGATCATCGGGAAGGCTCTTAGTGCGGTCCATTTGAGACACATTTGAGCCAGCATAGGAATATACGGAGAGACCGCAATAGAGACGGATCGAGACAGCAAGCTGTCTTATTCGGTAAGTTTGAGAAGTTTTGAGATAGCTAGCTGTAGCATCTAACTGTGCAGCTAGCTTCCTCTCATCCGTCTCTTTCCACCATTCAGGCAAAATTGATGCACCATCAAGCCCTTGAGAAGTAGGACGCGTTTGATAGCGAATCGTCTCCGGACCTTTTTTCATCGGCTTTATTTTCATTAAGCACCTGCATTTTCGACTGCGTAATAGATAAGCTCATCGGCTGATAGCTCATCCGTTGGGATTGAGTCGGCCTCACTCGTTTCACTAGCAATTTTAACTGGCATATCGCCAAACTTGACCGCTAGTTCCTTGAACGTGATCGTCTCAATCCCGTGTTTGCGACAAATCTTGAAGAATTTGTCCAAGTCTTTGAGATCTTCGAACATAAAACCCTTATGCTGGTATCGGCATTCGATCTTTTTTACGTCGTGATCTCATGATTCTTTCGATGATGTCATGACGATCCTCATCTTCTTGAACATCTCCAATCTCATCACCTGAGTTTGCTCCGGTATAGTGTTGTTCAAGATCATCATCCTTGGACAAATCATCGAATTCGTTTGGTTCAAAATCTGCTTCGACTTCCGATCGATTAGCAACTTTGCCGCCATGGGAGTAATGATGCTGGCGTTGCTTCATGATCCGAGAGACCATGTCATGCTCTTCATGAGGAAAGCCCTGATTTTCTTCTGCATGAGCATAGTGCTTTTCTTGATGATGCTCGTCATCCTCATCCATGCCTTGAGCCGCGATTTCATGAGCCCCATGTTGATTGAGCATGCGATCATCTTCGCGTATCGCCATTTCATCATGCTTCTCATGTTCTTTTGGCATCGCTCCATAGCCGGTTTCTTTTTCTTCGTGAACGAAACCACCTTGGGCATATTTTCCGCCATGGCACATATGGCAATTGGGCGAACCATGCGCCATACATGCCCCGCCATGAGCTTTATGCTCTTGATGCCCCTCTCTGTTTTCATCTCTCATGCGCGCTTTCTTTCGCATGGCGTATTTAATTGCCAGACTCATTTGCCTGCTCCTTTAAACATTCTTGATACCAAGTTAAATGATGAACCATACTATTGCCCCTGCCCTTGGAACAGGTTCACGATCGTTTTGACAGAATTGAGTGCATTATCGGCAGTTGAAAGCGAGCTCAGAACTATGCTGATAACATCGCCAGAGGAGGCTTGGATTGTGACATACCCGCCCATGATAGGTTGCGTAGGGGTAGGGTAACTGTACTGCCCAAGTACCGTGGAGTTCTGCTTTAGAACAACAGCAAGACCTGATTGTGCAGGTGTTCCATAAGAACCAGCTGTAGATATAGCGAATGTAAAGCCAGTTGCTGCCGTTCCATCTGCTGCGGCAGTCGCTTGACCAACTTGGATAGCGTTTAGAACTACTGAAGTTGTTGATCCGGAGACTGTAAAATATTTAATGAACGTTGCATCTGCCGCCAAAGCTGTGCGGGTAGCGCCGCCTAACGTAGAAGCAGTCGCATTGGTAGCTCCAGTTACTTGGATACCATGCAAACCAGCTGGAGCTGGATCGACCCCGGCAGAGTTGATGTTATACCAAACATAAAAGCCCTGAAGATTGTTTGGAGCCCAGAAAGTGAAATAGGTGCTATTTAAAGAGCCGCTAACATCGGCGACTGTTGTTACGGTTTGAATTTCAGCTACAGGATTTGCTGTGACTGCTGGACCGCCTGCAGCTAAATAAGGAAGGAAAGATTTAAAGGCGAGTGTATAAAGACCTGCTGTCACAACTGTGAAAGATTGAGTTCCGAGACCGCCAACAACTGTACTTTGGTTTGCTTGTAGTGCATTCGTCATAAAATCTTATTCCTTCTCTTCAAATTCTTCATGATCTGATTCTTCGTCTTCTTGCTTAATATATTCACAGAAAGATTCGAGAGCGCTTTTTAAAGCGCGGCGATCTTTAGATTCAATGGCATCGAACATATCATCGGCGATAGCATCCAAGTATCCATACTCGTGGTCATCGTCATCGCGGGTGCTTCGGACTTCCACTTCTATCGGTCCCGACATCCCACCCTCTTTCTGATTTTTAAGAAAAGGGAGCATTTTCATTCCTTTTTGTGCGAAATAGGTCTCAAAAATTATGAAAATGGGTAGTTTTTCTATGAATTATGATAGATTCATTTGGGGACGGCGTGGGAAGCTAGGCAAGTGGGTTCGCCCAATCTTGGAGACACGCAGATACTTGGAGAAGTCTAGTCCAAGATTGTCCTAACTAGCGGACATGGCCAGAGTCGCGACTGGCTCCCTAATACCTTTATTTAGGAGATTGAGATGCCTCCTAAATCCATAGCGAGCAGATTAGAAATTATACAACGTCTTCTTTATCCCGAAATTTACGACGAAAATGAAGAAGTTATTGGATACGGGGAACCTCTTATAACTCCAGAACAGGCTTTAGCCTTATTAAATGGAGTAACCGATACCTCTCGAGACCTATTACCTAAGTTGTTTCTAATAGACGCTTTAGAAGATTTGGAGAAGGAATAGATCTCTTTCAGCTGATCTACGCACGGTTAACCGAGCCAAAGCAGCACCTATGTTAAAGGAATTAGAAAAAGATTGGGCTAGAAATTGCTTCTCATATTCTATATACCGTTCGAGTGCATGACGGCGTGGGAAGCGAGAGGGGAGACCCTTTTAGAGACACGCAAGATGCGGTGGATCTGTATCAAGCCCTATATCTCATTCATTGGAGTGGGGGAGATTCGGGGCGGCCGAAGTAGCGAACGGCTCATGCATACTTACTTAGCCCAATTCCCCTAAGTTACCCTCTTCAGGCCAATCACTTTGGGCAGCTTCCAGATGCTGTCTCTCACGCTCCCATATACCTTCAGACATTTGCTGATACCAATCCTTAGACCCTTTGATGACTTTCTTTTCAGCAGTAGTTGAGGAGTAATGATATCCGCATCTCCATGCATACAAAAAGGCATCGCAGAGATGATTCGGCAGGGATTTATGCTCTTTCTTGGGATATTTAATCTTCTCGCCGTCTGTTTCCCAGACCAATGCAGCCATCTCTTCCCAAAGCGCACGATTCTCCGGAATATTGAGAATCTTGATTTTACCTTGGATGAGGTCTGAATTGCAGAGTTCGATAAATGTAACTTTGTCCTGCTTGTCCGCATATTCGAAAGGAATTGAAGAGCGCGCGCGCATGCTCTCAACGCCCTGCTTATTGGCGCCATCAATTACGATCTTATGGGGAGCCATAAAGGAGTCTTTTTGAAATTCCTCGATCTTTTGGCAGACCTCATCAAAGGTCATCCGCCGTTTTTTAAAGACCTTCGCAATGAATAGATGAGGGCTGTTAGAGTGATACGCTGTAAGGCAGAAAGCGCTATCGTCCTCCCATCCCGTGTCGACTCCAAGTACAAATGTCCATCCCGTAGGCGACAAATGCGGTATTTCTTGGGCAAGATTCCGTGCCATATCGAATCGATATACAAGTTTTTCCTCATCGATCACCCAGTGATTAAGATACCATTGCTTATATTGCGGCGTCGCCATGTACTCGGGGCGTTCTCTATGTATCTTCTTAATGGCCTCGTCCCATTGCCTTGATACATAAGGATTATCGTAAGCGCTCCACTCAAATAGCTTCCAGCCCTTCTCTTTGCCAATGGTGATATCATAAAAAAGTCCGCGCGGAAAATCCGATGCTGTCCCCATTAGACAGATAGTACCAGACTCTCCCTCGGTATTGGGATCGACCATTGCAGGGCCAAGAACACCATAAACAAGATTTTTGATATCGATCGTATACATGGAAGCTTCATCGATACAGACAAGGCGATATTTTCGCCCAAGAAGCTTGTTCATATCCTTTTCATCAGCATCGATACCGGTGACTTTGACCACAGAGCCATTCGGAAAAGTCATTGAGAGTTCGGACTGATTGAACCTAGCCTTTAAATCATATGCCCGATCAATAACCTGTAAGATGTCTTTCCAAATAATCGCCTTTGCCGAATCTCTCGTCAGTCCTATGAACAGACAATTTACGCCGGCGTTATGGAGAGCCTCGTTGACAAGATATAAACCTGCGGTGAACGATTTAGCGGAACGGCGAGTACAGAAGAGTACTTTCTGAGTGGCCTTATCTTTTATAAACCGCACCTGATGCTCGAATGCTCGCTCTAAGATATTGGGGATATTCTTCTGAGCTAGAAGACGCTGGGCGTATTCCTGATAGTAAATATCAAGGTTCATCTACCACTTTCTAGGTCTTTCCTGTCCTCTAGGTATCTTGCCGCTCAAGGCTGCGTTTAAAGCTTCGTTTCTTGAAGCAATCGCTGCAGCTGCTTCGGGTGTCTGAGCTATCTGTTCCACAGGTATAGGAGCAGGTTGGGGGATAGTATGGGTCAAATCCTGCCTAGGCATTGCACGCGGCGCAGGTCTACCCATTGCGGGTTGATCAATGAGTTTGATCCTCTCGACAATCAACTCTTTTACACTTTTAGAAAGCTTATGATTAACGAGAAGATCTATAAGAAAGGAAAGTTCACTCATACAAACCGTACGCACCATAGATCGCTAGAGAGATTAGGATCAGTAAAATACTCATATGGCATGCTGAAATAGCCAGCCATACCCCAAGATGATCCCCAGGAGTTTCTTACGATCCATCCCTTATCATCATATCCTACAATAGCAACCGCATGCCCACCGACTATGGATTCATCGGGACTTGGCATAGGGATAATTCCTGTAGCTGCCACCTGATCGGTCATAAAGGAATCATAGACTGAAAAGCCAATGACGATTGGAAATCCAGAAGCCAGAACGGTCTTCATTGAATCGACATCTTGGTCAACAGCGCCATATTCTTTAACAATATCCTTTAATGCCGAGAAATAAGCTTTCATAGGAGGTCTAGTTGCAAAAGCTTCGGGTTCATAGGGCCACATATCTTCTGGGCAAAAACCGAATCTATGCAGAGATTTTATACCATCTCTAATGGCTGCACCTGCATCGGTATGCACAGTACCTTCCATAGCTCTTTCGTTATAATAGATAAACAAACGAGAAGGAATGAAAGCATCTGGCTTTTTCTCTTTCATCCAATCAAATTCGCACAAGAATCCGATGGCATTAGCCGTGCAGCTTCCAAGTTGGCCTTGATCATAAGGTTCTGGACATTGAGATCTTAAATCTACTGTCTCCGGTAGGTTTCCAGCTCTTTGAACTGCAAATTTACGGTCTCTGAAATCAGGCTTTTGCGGCTTCCAACCAAAATGTCTTTTCATTAAATCCTCAAAATCAAAGTTTCATCTGCCTAGTATATGACTTAGATATGAAGAAATTATAAAACCACCTTTGTGGTTTTACCCGTCTTGCCAGCTCCTAAACCTCCCTGCACATGCCCATAAGGTGTTTCCACCTGCGCTGAGATAATGCCGGCTACCATAGGATGGTGCACCGGTTCTGCATATTTGTGCGGTTTACCAGGTTCCATAGCACTGATATTAGCCAGCGGGACATATGATTCCTTATCCTGCCATTTGACTATGAGCCATTTATGCTCAGTATCAAACTCGAGCTTTAAACCTGCAAGCTTGCCTGGGTCGAGTTTCATACCGAAGTTTCGGCCTGCGAAAAATAAAGCATTATGTAGATGTGCTATTTTGATTTCCATCAGTTAACTCTTTTCCATTTTAACAAACTTCGATCGGGCTTTGCATACATCACCGGATCTATTAGTTCCCAATTATAAACAGTATTCACTTCTATTTCATATTTGAAACATGTACAGCATCTTCTCTGCCATATCTCATAACGAATAATTTCAGGATCAGGTTTATTTATTTCTTCTGGGGATACTATTATTTTTGGCATTGGATAGAAATCACACCCATCCCATAAATAATGTTTCAAGTGCAAAAAAATGGCATTTAACTTGCCAAAAAAACTCAAATCATACCATCCACTAATATAGTCAGTAATTTTCTTATTACGCATGAGGATTAAACTTCCAATCTTTAAACTTCTCACGCCATATTAGTCCGCCAGTTCTAGTATAATGCGTGAAAGTATCAATACCGGCCGGTAATAAAGATTTGGCAATGCCTTGCCTTCTCATATCCCTTTTGACACAAATATAATCTAGGATGTTTTTTCTATGCGCAGAAAATCCCAGAACTATATCAGGATCATCTGCAAGTACAGCAAGCTTTACAATGCAATCGGCGTCTCTAAGATTGCGTTTGAGATTGATCTCATAGTTTTTATAGAAAACAAACGAATCGATTTGCGAAAAAACAGGATTGCCGAAACGTAAGGTACGCAGCCAATTTGATAATATTACATTATGATATTGGGCCGGAACATCAGCTCCCTTGAACTCAAGAACTGTATAGCTGCTTTCAGGTTCAGTCATTTTTCTCTTTCAGATTCAATTGAGCCCGAGTGAAATACCTAATCCCCCAGGCCATAACGTAGCGCCTGATAATATAGCGAATCGTCTTACGCTCTCTTGGCATTCCTAACTCGGCAAGCTTTTCTACCATAGTTTTTATCTTAACGCCATCCGCATACCATTGCATGATAAGCTTATCTATGGGGCGCTTATATTCTGTGTTGGGATTCATGACTTTCATGTTGACCAGGATAAAATATTCTTCCTGTGCAACCCTTTGGAGGGGGTCTAGCTTCTTATAAACTTGGATAATATAAGGATCTTCATTTGTATTTTCGATATCCTCGATATAACCGAGGCCATCTTCTTTCAAGCGTCGATCCCATTCTCTCTTCAGGGTTTTATATTCGCTAGGCGTTATTTTTTTTGACACTTAGCATCCTCATGATGGCGCTATTGAGTATCAAATCTTTTACTTTAAGCCGCGGAGAGTCAGGATGCTTTGGAAGCGATTTTTCTTCAAAATGCTTCTGTACATCTTCATGGTGAGCTTGCGTATGTCCCGTTATTAGGTAGCCTTGGAGCATGGCCTGATATTTTATCTTTGCCCAACGTTCTTGCGTGGCTTGAAGTCTCGCTTCCGATTCCTTCACCCCTGCGCTTTCACTGGGAAGATTTTCTTCATAATGCTGGGCTATCGGGACTAGATGCTTCATTCTTTTTTTCTTCTGCTTCTTTCTTGGCCAATCTATCTTTGGCCTTCATTCTATATTCTGTGCCAATCTCATGAGCGACTTGGTTAGCCACACCTTTACGTAGCGAATGAATAAAGAAAGCATCGGGCTTATGCGATTCGGTAGGAGCCAAATGCAGAATCATCCCTGCAAGGGTGCATTTTTGAGAATCTATGAAAATCTGCTTTTCATCTTCACTGGCTAAATGTTCAGTAGGGAGCATCGCACCGGCAATGATTCTATCGCACCATTCCTCAAATTCCTTACGCCCCAGAGGCAGAGGACGCGGCTCCATCATCTGATCTATGATCACTTCAGGAGGGGTTGATTGCAGATTTTTGCCACGCATCTTTGGTAAGATAGAATCTATAACTTTCATGTATTAGCGCTTTCTTCTTCTCTTTTTCGGATGAATTCTTTGAGTTCTGCAGTAGACATATTACGGATTTTTTCGCGTTCATAATCGATTTTTGCTTCAATCTCTTGTTTGTCCCGCCATTGATAGCGATTCTTCATATTAAAGATCCAAACGGAAGCGTTAAGAGTGCGACCCTCTTTCTCATTCCACATTCCTTCGATGCCTGCATCCTCCCAAAAACGCATACCCTGGGCATGCCCTTCTGCTTTGGCGTCTAGAAATTCGCGGTGTTCTTTGGACCATGTATAGAGCGTTTGGATGCATGTTTTGACAACACCGGCAAAGCTTTCGAAAGAAAAGCCTTTGGCCATATGTTTAACGAGCATGTCGCAATATTTGGGATCGTATTTAGTAGGGCGCCCACTGGCCATAGAGATTTCATTCCGATCATATTGAAGCAAAGGGGACCGCTGACTAAAACCGAATCTATACCCGAACTGCTGCCGCCAGCGATCCTTACCAAAATATTACTGAGTTTGGCTGTGAAATCAACGGCGAGTTATTTGGCGGGGATTTTGAATTTTCGGGCTTCTAGGCCATACATGGTATAAAAATAGCCTTTATATATTCGGCCTTCCCTTAAAATACCTCGTATGTACCTGAGATGCCTTTCCCCTAATTCTTGAGAAATGACGGTAAAGACTTCCATTTGAATCATTTGCCTTTTCTTCCCCATCCTTTTATTTTTTCTCATTTGTATAACCCCCACTAAAGTTTTTCGCACGAGTACCGATAAGATGTATGTAAATAAACTTTGGGGGGAACAAATATGATTACGACAAAATTACTTAAAGCGATCATGCCAGTTAACGCAGCCGAAGTCGCAATTTCTCACCATGATCTGATTGTTTACTTGATGGCGCAGGGGTTTTCTGAAGCAAAAGCTAGGCAGATTGCAGATAAGGGGATTAAGAGCTTAGAAAGCAGATTAAACTGGGCTCTTAATAACAAGAAATAAGCGGGTCCCCTCATATAGATAGGAAGGGCAGTTCAGATCGGGGACTGCCCTTCTTTTTTGCATTTTAGAGTTCAGATAATAATATAATTACAGTAATAAATACTAATGTTTTTCCAAGCAAATGCCAAGACATTGGTTGCCCATAAAATAAAATATCGGCTGCTATATAAATCATTGCTGATATCATATAACCCGATATTTTCTTTAAGGTTCTTTTACTGGGAAGCTTCATTTGTCCTTTTTAGATGAAAAAATAATATCGGCAGCGACAGCACCGGCTGCTCCTTTCGCACATCCAATACATAATGCTTGAAATCCTTTTGGTGCTTCAGTAATAGCATTTGCTACACATCCCTTACCAGCAGTTTCAGCATGCTGCATTGCATGTTCCCTAAAATTATCATGAACTTCTACAAACTTTGCAAAGTCCATATCATCCATATCATCTTGGGTGCTCTCTACGCTTGTAATAAGAGATGCTGCTATAAATGCTAAATGTAAAACCATGAATTATTCCTTTCCTCGTACGGGGTCTTGAGATTCCATAAATTCCTCGAAATCCATTGAATCATCTGGTTGGATTTGCGGAGGCAAATGCATATCGGATGCAAATATTCTTATAACTAAAAGAAACGGGATTAACATTTTTAATATTCTTTTCTCTCACAATTTTCTGTTTTATCTGTAGACATATAAAGAGGTACGCATGTACGGCAATAATTTTCGAGAGGAATTTCATCAGGGCAAACAGCTTTTATAAAAGTTCTTCTCTCTTTTGCATTGCAGTTAAAATAAGGATCTCCTTGGGGAGGAGTAAGTTCCTGTTCAAGAACCCAGAAATAATCTTGCTCGGTATACCCAACGCCAATAATATATTTAGTTCTTGGCCCCTTACGTGGATGCCAGGTTCCTTTTTGCCGGGCTTTTTGTTCATAAAAACTCTTTTTTGCCTCACGACATTGGTAAAACCCGCCCGGGTA